CTCTCTGGTTCTGCATATCATGGGTCTACTATCTTGGAGTCAGGATCGGTCGTTACATTGGATTCAAAAAGAGTTTCAACTACTATTGATTATTTTTCACATAAGATATAATGCTTTTATTTAAGGAATACTCAAATGATTATTATAAACAATGGGATGGTCGGAAAAGAAACTGTAAATGCTTTGAATGTGCTTATATCAAAGAAAGTTCCCGTCAAGACTGCGTATAAATTGGTAAAGGTCGTTCGTAAAGTAAACGAGATTTTATTGAATGTTAATGCAAAGAAACAGGAAATTGTTATAAAACACATTGAAAGGGATGAAAAAGGTAATCCAGTTCTTGCGATGGATAACGAGGGTAATATTATTCCAGATCGTGTTAAAATAGCGAATGATGAAAACTATCAGAAAGATATGCAAAATTTTTTCGAACAGGAACATGAACTTGATGTTAATAAGATCAATATCAACGATTTGGGAGAAATTGATATCGAACCGACACAACTTATGTTCCTTATGTGGTTGATAGAAGCTGACTAAGAAAACAGGTTTCTCACATTAATATAAATATTTGTGAGATGGCTGATATTTTTACTTGTACGTTTCCTGTTTCCGCATTCTTGGTCAAGGATTGTGCGGTCGTTCCTGATTTACCAGAGGAACTTCATGCAAATGAACCGTGTGACCCTGTTTCAAGTGTTACGGAAACAATTATAGACCCGTACTGTGATGATACGGTAGGAATAAACGGAGGAATCATAGATGGAATTTTATTTCCATCCACGGTAGAACCACATGATTGAGTTTCGCAATTTTTATAAATACATACTGAAAGGAATTGAAAACTATGAGCTTACAAAAAAATAAAACCAAAACTGAGAAAAATCACAATATTACAGAAGCAGTCTTGAATAATCTTAAACAAATGAGGTTATCCGAGAATGGAATAAATATTGATTATGAGGATATGACTCATTATGAAACTCTTAAGTCGTTGAGTGAATCTGGATATCTTGTCAGACAATCAAGACATTATCAACTAACCGAAAAGGGATCGAATCTTTTGGAAGATATTGAATCGTACCTTGAGGACTCCAAAATAAGTGTTTCTGAGGGGTTCACTGTTGATTTGAATACAGTGTATAACCTGAAGGAAGAAAAGGACCGTAAGGACGTTGTACGCATTTCCTACATGCGAAAACACCCTACAGAGGACTTGATTGAGTCTCATGTAGCTGTTTTCGAAAAAGATTTTGACGGAACCCCGATTATCGTGGTTAATCCTGAAAACTATTTAAATATTCTTAATAGAGAATTAGGCGAACATTGGAGGAAATATGTTGGAGAAGCAGGAAGAAAACTCATAAGAGAGAAGAAACTTTCGAAAGTTTATCTTCAGAATGAATCAACAGGAAGACGTTATCTATACGAAGTTCCAAAAAAGTAAATAAAAGAATAGAAGAAGCAATTAGAGTTTTGCTCTTCGCCAATGAAAGAGGTGTGATAACAAATCACACCTCTTTTTTTATTTATAGGCAGTATATAATACACCCTCACATCACTAGATGTAGTAAAAATATGAAATTTGATACGCAGGGAAAAAAGACAATTCTCATAATGGATACTTCGCTTCATTCAAGAAGAATCATATCTGTATTGAGGTATCAAGAATCAACCGCAGAGGAAGGTTATGCGGAATGGAGATATAGGTTTCTAGCAGGTATATTTGGGTTTATTAAGGATTTCAAAGTGGATGAAGTCATATTAGCATTAGATTCTAAACCTTATTGGAGAAAAGAGATATATCCGTTTTATAAGGTAAACAGAAAAACACGAGAATTAAAAGAAGAAAAGGAAAATAAAGATTGGTTTGAATACGAAGAGTATTATAAGAATATGGATGAATTTATCGGTGAGATAAAGAAAAACCTTCCTTTCAAGATTGTAGAATCCAAGGGATGTGAAGCAGACGATATCGCGGGTGTGTTATGTTATTCTGATTTGTTAAAGGATTTTAATAAGGTTGTGGTGACAAATGATAGTGATTACCTACAACTTCTACAAACGCAAAACACATTTATTTATAATCCTACAAAACGCGAATTTATGACCTCAAAAGACCCAAAAAAGGAGATGTTGATGAAGATTTGTCTCGGTGACGATAGTGATTCTATCCCATCTATTGAAAATACAGAGACTTATAAAGAACCATTTCTTCAGTATTGTGTCGAAGATTTAAAAATTGCTGATAATGAAGATTTAGTAAAAATAAAATTTCAACAAAATGAAAATTTATTTATGAAGTCAAGTGTTGATTTTCAAAGAACTTATGGAATTAAAGGTACAAGATCACGTAAATTCTCTAAAAAGAAGGCTACAGAACTTATAAATAGTTCGAAACTATTAGATTTTCTAAAAGAGTCGGAAAATAAAGAAATTAAAGAAAAATTTATGAGAAACAACCAATTGATAAATCTTCAGAATCAACCAAAAGAAATAAAAAATCTGATTTTGAAAACTTATCAAGATTGTGAGAGTATTAAAACACTAAAGAACCTTTATGGGTTCTGTATTAAATATAAATTTCGAGGATTCCTTGAAGATCTATTAGGTGTAGAGAAGACACTGTCTAAATTAGTTTAACGGAGGAAATATTTATGTCGGAATTATCTGTAGTAGAACCATCTCAAAATAAAGAGGTAAAAATGAACGGGACTGAGGAATATAAAGAAGTTCGTATCGTTTCTGAGGATAAAAATAATCTAGATAATTATTTTCCTAATGAAATGTCTAAGTTCATTTTCTACAGAACGTATTCTAGATGGAGATATGATTTAAGTCGAAGAGAAACGTGGGTTGAGACCGTAGATAGAGTTATTAATTTTTTTAAGGATGTAGGTGGAAAGAAAATCTCTAATGAAGATTATGAACTTTTAAGAGATAACATTCTTACAATGAAAGTTATGCCTTCTATGAGGTTAATGTGGACTGCTGGAGAGGCTGCAAAGAAAAATAATTTTGGAATTTATAATTGTTCCTATTTGTCGATAGATAACATCCATTCTTGGGCAGAAATTATGTTCATTTTGATGCACGGAACCGGAGTTGGGTACAGTGTTGAAATGAAATGTATTGAGAAACTTCCAACGATTAAAGAATATAATGGTGAAACTAAAAAAATAAAAGTTTTAGACTCGAAAGATGGATGGGCTACATCATTAGCAAGAGCGTGTGAAAGTTGGTGGGACGGATATAAAGTAGAATTCGATTATTCTAAAATAAGACCCAGTGGATCAATTTTGAAGACATTTGGAGGACGTGCCAGTGGTCCTCAACCTTTGAAGAATTGTTATGAGTACTTCTCGACTATGATTGAAAGACATCGTGGTCGTAAATTATCTACCGTTAATTGTCACGATCTTTCATGTAAGGTTGCGGAAGCAATAGTTGTAGGTGGTGTCAGACGTTCAGCGATGATTTCGTTGTCAGACCTTCATGATGAAGGAATGAGAAATGCGAAACAAGGACAATTCTGGATGATACAACCACAACGCGCAATGTCTAATAATAGTGCAGTTTATAAACATAAACCAAGTTCTACAGAATTTATGAAGGAATGGTTATCCTTAGCGGAATCTGGAACTGGTGAGAGAGGTCTTTTCAACAGAGGGGATCTGGAACACCTTATGCCTAAAAGAAGAAGAGTGACGGAAGGCATGGGCGTAAATCCTTGTAGTGAGATTATCCTCAGAGATCACGGTTTGTGTAATTTATCTGAAGTCATAATAAGAGCTGGAGATACAATGGATGATTTGTTTGCTAAAGTAAAAACAGCAACAATTCTAGGAACTCTCCAATCTGCATTGACTGATTTCGGAAATCATTTCTATCTTAGTGATAAGTGGAAAAAGAATGCGGAACAAGAAAGATTGTTAGGTGTATCTATGACTGGACAAATGGATAATCCTGAAATATTGACTCCTGAAAACTTGGAATCTCTCAGAGATTACGCAATAGGTGTTAATGTTGAATACGCTAGAAAATTAGGTATCAAAAGAAGTGCGGCTATCACATGTTCTAAACCTAGTGGTACAGTATCACAACTCGTTGATTCTGCTTCCGGATTTCATCCTCGTTACTCGAAATTTTATATTCGTCGTATTCGCATTTCTGCAACAGATCCGTTGTTTAAGATGATGCGGGATCAGGGGTTTAAATTCGTTCCTGAAGTAGGTCAGAGTGAAAAGGATGCATCTACTTGGGTTATCGAGTTTCCAATTAAATCTCCTGATGGATGTATTACAAGAAATGATCTGACTGCCTTGGAACAGTTAGAACAATGGTTGAAAATTAAAAAGAACTGGGCAGAACACACTGTGTCAGCAACAATTTATGTTGATGACGGTGAATGGTTAAAGGTAGGTAATTGGGTTTACGATCATTTCAGTGATATTAGTGGAATTTCTTTCTTACCGAAAAATAATCATATTTATCAACTTGCTCCTTATGAAGAAATTACAGAAAAAGTGTATCTTAGTATGCTTCCTGAACAGAAGTCTGTAGACTATTCTAAATTATCTGCATATGAACAGGAAGATTGGACAGAAGGTGCGCAAACTCTTGCGTGTGTTGGAGATCGTTGCGAATTGAAATAAAGGCGGATATGTCATCATTCAAGAAATATATTAATGAAAACTTAATTCCAGTTTTCAATGCAGTTGTACTAACACCAGAAAGTAAACGAAAACTTTCTGGTGTTTTTCCGGGAATCCATTCTAAAAAATTCATTCATCATGTGACTTTACAATTTAGACCAGATGATTTTCCCGCAGACTTAGGACAAGAAGTTGAAATACATGTGACAGGATATGCGTCAGACGAAAACGCGGATGCTGTTTCTGTTACGTTGAACGGAACAACTAGTACCAATGAGTTTCCGCATATAACGATTTCGACTACTTCAGACACAAAACCAGTTTACAGTAATGAACTTTTAGAAAGATCTAAACAAAATGGGACTTTACAAAATTTGAAACGACCTATAATATTGAAAGGAGTTGTTTCATCTTTTATACCTAAATATGGTTATATAACTAAAATTCCTAATGAACTTTAAAAGTTATTACGTTGAATCTACTACACAAGAAGATTTTTTAAAAAAAGCGTTATCACCAGAATTACGTTCTCAGATTTATCGTAGTGGTGGTAAAATCTATCAAATTGGTGGTGCGGTCAGGGATGAGTTGATCGGTAAGATTTCAAAAGACCTCGATATTATCGTGGTTGGTTTGGAACTGGATGAGTTGGAAAACATTCTCCGTCAATTTGGTAGAACGGACGCTGTAGGAAAATCATTTGGGATTTTGAAATTTAAACCTCATGGATTTGATAAAGATGATGAACCAGTCGATGTCAGCGTTCCAAGGGTCGATTCTAAGAGCACAGGGTCGGGACACAGAGACTTTGAAGTTCAGTTGGGTAAAGGTATCACTCTCGGTCAGGATCAACTGAGAAGGGATTTTTTCATGAATGCACTTGCGAAAGATATTGAGACAGGTCAGATTCATGATGTTGAAGGACAGGGAATGGATGATATTAAAAAGAAACAAGTTCGAATGATTTCCCCGCGATCTTTCCAAGAAGATCCTCTTAGGATGATTCGAGCGATACAACAAGCATCTAGATTTGAATTTACAATTGAACCGAAAACGATGGAAGAAATTCAAAAGAATGCACATCTCATTAAAACAGTTTCCCCGGACAGGTTCATGGAAGAATTTAAAAAACTTTTTGTTAAATCTCGTAGACCAAGTATCGGAGTTAGACTTTTAAATGAAACAGGGATAATGAAAGAGATGTTTCCAACTCTCAAACATTCTAAAGAAGATTATGAGGCGATGGATAGATTAAATAAAGAAGAATTCCCCGCATTCATGACGATGTTCCTACACCCCATAGGAACCCCTTCAGAGGTTCTAGACGCAGTACAACAACTCCGTTCATCTAATGAATTAGGACACATCATAGGACACGCAACTGCGTTTCTGGGACAACACGGTGCATCTCCATCTGATTTAGATTTAGTTAAATTCAATATGACGGTGAAACCAGAAGTTCTTCACACTATTGATGTCATTAATAAATCTTATGGTAAACGTGCAAATCTTGTCGATAGATTAGATAAAATGCGTAGAGATAAAATACCTACCAATTTAAAAGAACTATCGGTTCGTGGTGATACATTATTGAGTTTAGGATTGAAAGGACAACAAATAGGAAAGGCGTTAGATATGATGTTGACGTATGCAGTTATCCATAAAACGAACGATCCTGAGAAATTGACTGGACTTCTCAATTTGAGGTAGAAAATTCATATTCTTTCTTCCAAGAATTTTCTCCTATCAGTTTGATCGTTGTTTCCTTGAAATCAGATGGATAAACATCTCTCCATTCAATAAAACATTTATGAGTAGATTCTGTTGGCCGGTCCCATTTTAATTTCATCAATCCTCTGCGTTCTCCGCTACAACTCAATATTAGTTTAGAATTTTGATTCAAACTATAATTAACTATAAATTCTTCATCCTCAAAGTTACCATCATGCCCGCAATTATCCCAGAATAACAAATCAATGGAAAGTCCTCTCATCGAATTATTTGTTATTGTAATTCCTGTTCCATCATCGAATATTAATTCGTTAGTAAGGCTGTTGGATATTCCTTTTTTCAAATAAATAGGTAATTTATGGTAAAGTGATTTAATATTTTCCAATATCGATTTAGAATTATAACTAGAATGTGATTTTATCACAATCGTTTGTTTATTTTCGGAAAATAAAGCATGATGCACTATTTTTACACATCCCATTGTTGTGATTCCGCACCTTCTAGGGCCAGACAAAAGAATAGTCCCGTTTTTCTCCATAGTAGTCAACAAAGGTTTTTGATAAGATCTTATATTCAAATTGCAAAATCTGTCAGCGAAATAAATAATATCATTCTTACATGTAACAAATTCTGACTTTCTCTCCTCAGTCCATGTGATTTGTTCTTTTACTTTAGGAGTTGAAAACATCTTGAAGTCATTCGATGCAAATGCAGACATCCTACAAAATTCACTAACAGATGAAAAATGGAATTTTTCTGCTTTCTTTTGAATTTCATCATATTCTTCATCACTTACTCTGAACGTTATCTTTCTCTTTTTCATATTATCTCCAATGTACAACAAATGACGTACTTCTTTCTTATTTATAAATAAATTAAGAAATATGAACGACTTATTTATCAAACATCTGAATGAGATCTTCTATATAGAAGATATTAGAAAAAATGTGAATGAAAT